GCTGCGTCGCATCAAACATGCCGTCGCGCGTCAGGCCGAGTTCGGGGTGGGTGCGGATCATGTTGTCCCAGGTGCCGCGCGTGAACTGGTAGCGGCCCGAGGCGCTGGAGCGTGGGTTTTTGGCGTTGTCATTGCCGCCGCTTTCGGCGCTGCGGATGCTCGACAGATAACTGTCGAGACTGCCATTGCCCGTCAGGGTGTCCTCGCCACCGCCATAGCCACCAGCAATCTCCGCCAGCGTCTGGCTGAACGGGCCTTGCCTTTCCAGCAGTTCCTCTTGCCCCTCATTGATGCGGCCCCGCTCGATACGGGCGCCAATGCCCTTGCCGAGGTCGGCCATGAAGCCGCCCCAGCCGGTCAGGCCGCTCTGCCCGATGTCGCCAAGCATCGCCTTGACCTGCTCGCGGGCGGCCTCAAGCTCTTCCTGCGTTTTGTATTTCGTGTTGCCGCCGAAGATGAAGGACGGAATGCTGGCCATAGTCTCGTTCCTTCGAAATCAGAAGCCTCTGAAGCCACCGCCGCGCGCACTGGATGAACTGCCGGAACCGCCGCGCCCGCTGGTCGTATAGCCGCCGCCGCCGCGGCCCTGTCGGTTATAGTCGTAGGCGCCCTGGCCGAGGGCCTGCGTATAGGCCATCGCGTTGGCCGGGGTCTGCCTGCCCCGCAAAAACGCCAGTTTGTCGTCTCTCGTCCACGGTATCGATGCCCCTGCCCCTGCCGCTGCGGCCGGGTCTGGGGCCGGGCCGGTTGGCGGCGGCACATAGTTAAAGCCGGGCATTTGCTGCATGGCCGCAGTCTGCGGATCAACGCCCTGTGTTGACGTGGATCCCATCAGCCCGCCTGTCGACGGAGCCGCAATGGCTGCGGGCTGACCCAGCAGCGGGTTGGCCGTGAACGAGGCCCCAATGCTTCCCAAGTCGAGCCCGCCTGGATTGACGCCGCCCTGCATGGTCTGCGCGATCTTCGCCAGTTTTTGTTCCCATGATGTCATGAGTTTTGTCCTCCAAACAGTTTGCCGTAATCGACCATCAGCATGCCGTCAGCGCGCCGGAGAACGGCATCAGGGCGCGTTTGCATGACTTCCTGCGCCATCACCCCGACCTGTCGCCCGACACCGTCTACAGCGTCCCTGTAGTCAAAGGCGTAGACATTGTGCCCGCCGACTCTGCCGAGCGGCTCGATGTTTTCCTTTAGGCGGATGTCCGACGATGCAATGATGTTGCTGAACAGGTTGCCCGCACCGCTGACCATGTTGTTGTAGTTGGCGCTCTCCTGCTGGTAGTTGGCCTGCTGGTTGGCGAAGTTCTGCTGCATCAGGCCCGCATAATCGACGGTCGGCAGGGTCGGCATGTTGGCCCCGGCATAGGGCGTCTGCTGAATATTGCCATGCCCCATCAGGGCAGTGATTTGCTGGATGGGCAGGTTGATCGCATCCGTCTTCTCCTTCAACGCGTTCTGCCGCTCGATGTTATTCAGCCCGAACAGGCTCGTCTGCGCGTTGAAATTCGCGGTCTGGTTCTGGTTGTTGGCCGCCGTCGTCCGGTAGGCGTTGTCGGCCATGCCCTGTGTGGCGGTGTTGTAGAAACCCTTGGCCGCAAGGTCCTGAGCGAACAGCCGGGACTGCTCCTGGCCGCCGGCCAGGATGGCGCCATAACGCGCGTCGTTGGCCGCCCGCGACGACTGGTCCACCGCCCGGTTATAGGCTTCCGAACCCGGCTGTAGGCCCTGATTGAGCAACTGCTGCTCGAGCGTGTTCTTGTCCTGCTGAAGCTGCGGATTCATCCGCGCCATCAGCGCGCCTTCGACCTTCGCCCGGTCGGCGCTGAAATCATCGGCTCCGGCAAGGTCCGTCTTTAATTTCGGCCCGGCCGCGAAATTGGTATATTTCGGCGCGGTGATGTTGGCCGTGCTGCCGGCTGCAGGCAGCTTCGAATAATCGATCGGCGTCGAAACGGATTTGCCGACATTGTTAATCAGGTTGCCGGCCACCGCATTAACGCCAAGCCGGTTCGCCGTATTGCTTTCGTAAACGGCCTGTTCCGACGGCGAATAGGTCTGGTAGGTCGAGTAGGTCGGGACCGTGATGTTCTTCTTGAGGTTCTCGTCCCAGATCGATTGCGTGCCCGTCTGCTTACGAACCACCGAGTTCGTTGGCGTGTATTCGTTGATATTCTGCAGCGCGGCATTAGCCGTCGCCGTCGAGATGTTGGCCCCTGTCTGGGCTCCCGCCTGCTCTTTAGGGTCTGGCGCGGCCGGAGGATCTGGCGCGCAGTAGTTGACTTGAGACGCAAGTGTCAACTTCTGATGGTAGGGTATCATCTACGCCTCCAGCCTTGAAATGCTTGTAGGGGTTGAAGTCTTTATGCATGCAGCGTATGTAAAAACTGCATGGCAAATCTTGGCGAACGCTTCTGGTCGAAGGTCAACAAATCCGGTCCCAATGGCTGTTGGGAATGGACTGCGCACAGGAATAAAGGCGGATATGGCCGCTATAGTACCGGCTATGGCGGATTGGGGCTTGCCCATCGCCTCGCTTATGAAGAAGGAAACCCTATCCCTGAAGGTCTTTTCGTCCTTCACAGATGCGACAATCCGGGTTGCGTTAACCCCACCCATTTGTGGGTTGGCACACAGGCGGAGAACAACCGCGATGCGGCGGCAAAGGGACGGGGCCGCATACAAAGGGGCGAGGCTAACCCGCGCGCCAAACACACCGAGGAAAAGGTGCTTGCCGTCCGACGCGACTACGCTGCCGGTATAAAGCCCTCTGTCCTTGCAGCAAGGTACGGCGTTACTGCCACTTGGGTCTATGCTGTGACCGGGCATCGGATGTGGAAGCATATCTAATACACCAAGGTCATTGTTTCGGCTGTGGGTTTGAAGCCTAGTCGTTTATAGAGTTTTCCAACACGAAGATCAGTGCCGGCTTGGCAGACGAAGCTTTCAGCCCCCTTCTCCTTCATTGTCTCCAGAATGAACTTCACGAGTCTTCGCCCGACACCGTTTCTGTGGTCAGGTCTCACGTACATTGTGTCCTCGCGGGCGTACGGTTTGCTGTCATGCATGGATGTTTGGAGGTAGATCGTGGCGTGGCCGACGGCTTCACCCGTCTCAGTTCGGACCACGAAGGTAAAGAGATAGCCGTCGCGCGCCGCTTGGCGGTAGACATCCAGACGTGGCTTGTACGGGCCGACCAAAACACCATCGCGAGCCAGCCGCTCTTGCATTTCCGAATAATGGCTCCGGGTCAGCGGCTCGAAATCCGCAAAAGCCGCATCGAACGGCTCAAGGGCGATCGTATACTGGTGGGCCGTCATGCCGACGCCTCCCCGCCGTCCACCTGAAGCACCCCCATGTCGATCTCCAGGTCCAGCGCCGTCGAGCCGCCCGACGTCACCACGCAGCCCAGAGCCAGCATGTCGCCGGTCGCCCGCACGTTCTGTCGGCGCTGGATCTTGGTCTTCGAAGAGGCGGCATCCCACAGCACCTCGTCCCACTTGCCGGTGTCCCACACCCCAATGTCCGGGTTCGCCTGCGTGACGGCGGGACCGGACGGCTCGGTGATATTGCCATTGGCGCGGGCGAACAGATAGACGATCGGATTGACCTTGCCCTCGAAATACATGTGCGCCAGCGTCGCGCGGGAGCGCCTCCCAAAGCCGCCGGCCGGCATGAAATGGCTGAGATAGACCGCCTTGAACGGCCTTTCGTCGTCGCTGCCCGTCGCGTCGGCGTGCCAGATGGCACCGCTATTGTCGCCGAAATACAGCAGCTCCTGAAAGGCGCAGTAGGCCATCGCCTGCCAGTTGGTAATGATCGACCACTTGTTGGTCTTCACGTTGAACACGAACGTCGTGTCGGGCTCGGCGGCTGTGAACGGGAAACTGACGAACACCAGGCTCTTTTCCGGCCATGCGGTGAGCGACCAGCCATAGGCTACCGACTCGGAAACACGCCGCCAGATGTCGTCGATCGGCCGTGACAGGGCGCTCAGCGCCACAGTGTCGCGATCCCGCTGGAATACCTGGCTCAGTGGAATGAGTCCGGTTGCGGTGCAGATGAAAACATCGCCGCCGGCCCGAATGACGGCATTCTTGCCAAGCGGCTTGCCGATCGAATAGACGCCCTTAAGTGCCCATGAGTCAGCCACGCTGGGGTCGTCGCCCTGGTAGACGGCGATTTCGCCCTCCGTCGAAACGAAGCAGCACAGCATGTTGAGGCCATCGCCGCTTTCCGGTGACCAGGTAAAGCCGGTCAGGAGCCCGCCGCCCTGCTTCATGACGCCGCCGAGCGGAAACAGCGCCGCCGCGCCGCCAATCGAATTGACGCCGAGATAGTAGGCATCCATCGAGCCCGACTTGATCAGGAACTGCCTCTGCTTGAACAAGAACGCCGCGCCGATCTGGTCGATCGTCGTTGAGTCGGAAAAGGTAATGGCCGGCGTCGTCGCCCACGTCGTGCCGTCATAGACCTGGCGGTCGTCGGTGCCGTTAAAGCAGCACAGAAACGAGCCGCCCGTGGTCGTGTGCTGGAACGTCATCCACTCGCCGCTGGTCATACCGCTCACCACGTCCGGCGTCGTGGCGGGCGGTGCAGCCGGGCTGGAGACGTCATAAATGGCGTTGGGCGTGGCCGCGAACAGTTTGTGGTTGGCGCCGAACTTATAGGTAAACATCGAGGCAATCGGGTCCGACTCGTCCAGGATGGCCCGCTTTGCCGTACCGCCCCTGATCCGCAGCCCCTTCAGCGTTGGGATCCAGTTGGTGGCGATCGACGCCGCGCCCTCGGTCGCCTCGGTCAGGCCAATTGTCGTCACCAGGCCATTGACCGGCGCCGGATAGACCAGCGGCTGCGAGGTTTGCTGTACCTTCGGCAGTTCCGGGCTGCGATTGGTCGAGAACTGGCGCCCGGGGCGGACTGGCATGTCCATCAGGAAACCCCCCGGTCGGCATTGATTTCGGCTTTCAGCATGGCCTCGAACTCGGCCAAATCGTCAACGTAGTCCAGCCCCTTTTGCCGCTTCCAGCGCCAGACCATGTTGCGGACCAGGAGGTCCTCGCTGAACACCGTCGAGTCGTCGTCGGCGGTGAAAGCGGCCCGGAAGTCGGTGCCGTTAACCTTGGCGACGAAGTGCCCGGAGACATAGTTCAGCGTGGCGTTGGTTCCCGCCGAGGTCGGCACGATGTCGATCCTGCCGCCGGCGCGGTAATAGTATGGCTGCGTCGTGCCGACCTGGCCCAGCACTTCCCACTGGCCGGTATTGGTGACCGGGCGCACCAGCACGCCGAGCGCCGTGACGATCATCGAGCCGGGGATGGGCCGGTGGTAGTCTTCCGGCATCGTGTAAGGCACCGCGGCGATGGCCGCCGCCTTGATGAGCCGGTTCCAATCGACCCGGTGGGCGATTTCCTCGCCGGCCTCCTGGGCGATCGCCAGCATGGTGCGGGCGTCATCGCCGCCCGAGCCTGCAATCGCCGTAAAGCGGTCCAGCGACACCAGGTCGGCGACTTCGTTGGTGGCGGTCAGCAGGCTCATGGCGTTTGGTCCCTGTTGACGACACGGGCGCGGCCCCAGCGGGCGTTTTCGTCGTTCAGCATGACGGTTGAGATCGCGACATCGCGCATTGACTCCGCTGCCTTGGCCAGTTCCGCGTTCTTCGACCAGATGCCAACCTCGACCGCCAGCGCATACAAATAGACGTTGTAATCGAGGTCGAGCAGCCAGTTGGTCGGGTTGGACACGCTCAGCGGCGGGATCTTGGCGTAATAGGTCGTTGTCAGGTCGCCAGTCCACGGGCTCCCCAGCGACTGGATCGTGTTGCCGTTGACAACAAAACTGGTCTGCCGCACGTCACTGGCGACATAGGCGCGAGCCTCGAGGAAATCGACGGGCAGGGTCGCCACGCCATCGGTCACCGGCAGGGCCGTGGTGGTTTCCTGGTAGCTGGTGCGCAGGTTGCGATTGAGCTTCGCCTCGGCAAGGCGCAGCAGCAGCGGAAACACCGCGGCAATGTCATTGCGGCCCGAATATTCGCCGACATCGACCAGCAAATCGCTGTAGTTCACATCAGAGGAGTAGCCCGGGATGTCGGGGCCGCTGATGGGGCCGCTGGTTGTGATCGTCATGACCAACTACTCCCGTTCCAGACCTTGGCAATCTTGGTCACCCACGCGCTACCAGACCACACCTTGACCGGTTTCGTCACCCATGCCGAGCCGGACCACACCTTGACCGGCTTGTTGGTGGGCGTGTCCTTGATGGCGTAGAGGTTGCCGAACCATGGCGGCGCAGGCGTACCCGGCACTGCCTGTGTCCGCGTGCCCGTCGCGCCCGACGCCGACAGCGCCTGCGTTGCCAGGTAGATCAGGTTCTCCTGCCGCTCGGTCATGCCGGTTGGCGGGGTCAGCGCCACCTCGTTCCAGTTCATGGCAAGGAAGAGCAGCAGGTCGTCGGTCGCCGTGGTGGTTACGGAGGGTGCCGTGATGGTGTCGCCCCCCGTCCCGGTGTGGGTGCCCTGGCTGAAGACATCGATCGACAGCGTGCCGCTGCCGGTGATGCGGACCATCAGGCTTTCGGAGTCGGCCGCCGTATGGGTGGCGGTGTAGCTGGCCGGTTCGCTAGCCGCGATGCGCCATGCCGTCTTGCATTTCCACCTCGTAAAGGAGGTGTCGTTGCCACCCTGCTCGGAGCCGAGCTCGGTCCAGCCCCCAGGGAACGTTGTCGAGGGGGCGAGGCCACTGCTGTTGATGGTCACCATATTCCACAGCAGCACATTGCCGTTCGCCGTCGAGGCGGGCAGCGTCTGCGTCGTGTTGGTGCGGCTGGCATAAGCCATCCGCGCGAGGGTGCCATAGGCCGCCGTCATGTCGTGTCAATCCAGACATCGTTGGTGGCCGGCGAGCCGGGTGCGCTGGTGGCGACGGTGACCTTGACCGCAAGGTTCGATTTGACGAACGCCGTGGTGGCGATCTGCGTGGTGTTGACCGTCGAGGCGGCGGTGGTCGAGAGCGGCGTGCCGGTCAGGGACGGGCTGGCAACATCGGCCTTGGCGGACGGCGCAATGGCGGACCATGAGGTGAGATCGGCATCATAAGCCTGCACTGACACGCCGATCGCAGCCGTAATGCGGGCATCGGCCGCCGTGCTGAAATCCGAAATGGTGCTGGCCGTCTGGGTGCCGGTGTGGTTGGCACGCGCCTTGGCCGCGGTGATGTCCGTGGTCAGGTTGGTGACATCGGCTTGCGCGTGGGTATGGCTGGCGGCAGCAAAGGCGGCCGAACTCTGGCCGTCGAGAAGGTCGGCATCGAGTCCGGATCCGGCGCCATCGACCGTAATCAGTTTGGCCAGCACCTGCGCGGCGGTGTCTGCGCTGCCGGCGGGGCCTGCGGGGCCTGTTGCGCCATCGGCTCCATCTTCGCCGTCCGCTCCGGCGGGACCGGCGGGTCCGGGAGGCCCTTCAGTAGCTTCGCCGCCGCCGGTCAGGGCCCAGCCAAAGCCGTTCCACGTCCATGACGGGCCGCCGCTGGGTGCATAGACCTGATCAAGGGTTGGAGATGCGGGGAAGTTGTAGGCCATGGTCATGGCTCCGGAATAAGTGCGCCGAGAACCAGGACGCCGTCGACAATGGTTGCGTCCCTGACGTTTTCCCAGTGCGTGATGTTGATAACGCCACCATACTCGCCAAGCAGCATCTTGTCGTAACCGAACGGCCCGACGAAAAAGACATCTGTCAGCGAGACGTTGATCGTGCAGCCGGGATCGGCGTGGAGGCGCAGACCGAACGGCCCACCCCAGAACACGACATTGTTCAGTGTGACTGTCCCGTCCCAGTCATCGGCGATGTACACCCCGGCGTTCGTTGCCACATCACCCGCGACGATTGACGTGTCGGTGACATTGAGAACCCCGCCGACCGTACCCGGTGCATAAGCCTGAATGACATCTGCGTGGTCGTCACCCTCCCCGAGGGCTTCGAGGTAGCAGTTGACGATATCGATGGCGTCCGCCATACGGACAGCCTCGCGAGAGTCGATCCGGCAGGTGTCAACGGTGATGAAGCCCGTCGCCACGACCGATGCCGTGTGACCCGTGTCGGTGATGCTCTTCCCGAACAGCGTGCCAGTCGCCATCGTGACGCTGTCAGACGGTACATTGTCGGCGAAGCGGGCGTCGAAGTAGGAGATAGGGATGGTCGGGCTACCCGGCGCGACGTACTCGAACGACTTGGTGCCGAGAAGAGGCGCTGCTTCCCCGTCGCTGACGCTGGTGGCAATCGAGAACTCGCCATTAAAGCCTGTCGTTGGCGTGAATGTCAGGCCGGCCAGCAGCGTGTTGACGTTAGCGAGAGCGCCCGAGGCCGTCCAGACGCCGGTTCCCGCATTGTAGGTCGAGGTCACGGTGCCCGAAGTCGCCGTGTTCAGGCTGCCGGCAGATGGATTGGACAGCGTCAAGGTCGCCGTCACGTTGGGGCTGTCGATATCGCTCACCACAATGTCGGTGAGGTTGAGCGGTGTGTTCAGGAAGTAGCCTTCCGGCACGTCGAGGTTGGTTGCCTCCGGCGGGATATTATCGTCCACAGTCCACGGCGCTTCGAGGATCGGGTCGATGTTGTAGCTCGGACGCCCGCTGCCCTGGCCGAGCGGCGGGGCAAGATCGGGGCCGTAGGCGTACAGGCCGTTGCCGCCAGTGAAGCCGCCGAGCGGGACACCAGAGCCGTTGAAGGCGGTCGCGCGCTGGAACTGGCTGGGAAAATCGATATCGAGAAGACCATATACAGCGGTGTACCAGACCTTGCCCTCGGCGTTCGGTGGGTGCCATACGCCGACAAGGATATTCTGCCCGGCAAGAAGCGAGACCGGCGTTGTGAGCGGCAGGTAGTTCCAGCCGTTACGACCGCGCATCGGGATTGTTTCCTGATACAGCAGGACATGGCCGGCGGTTCGGTTGGCACCCGTGAAACGCCAGACGCCGACCTTGTAGCCGAGTTCCTCGCGTGGAGAGCGTATCTTTGGAACGTTGACGCCGGTCAGGCTCATGTCCTGCACAAGGGTGAACGACAAGCCCAGCGTAAGGCCGGAAACGGTATCGCCACTCAGCGAGCCGGGGACTTCGTTGGAGCCGTTCGGCATGCCAAAGAAACGCTCACGCACCACCTGGTCAATGTCAAAGCCCTCCAGCGGCGCATTGTGGTACTGTCCACCGTGGCTCATCCACCGGTTGCCACGCATCTCCGGCTCACCCGCCGGGTTGGTGGCGAGATAGCCGTTATCGCCGCAGGTAAACTGGTTGTTGTAATACTGGACAACGATTGGGGCGTCCGCCGGGTCGTCAGTGCGTCCGACGCAGTAGGTGTTGAAGCCGCCGCCGGCCATGACGTTGTCTTCGATACGGATGCCCCTGATTTCCCCGAACAGGTTCTGGATAAAGATGGTCGAGGTCTGACTGTTCTCATTGTGCAGCGTATTGTGGCGGATAAGGATATTGGCGACGTCACCGTTGAACTGCACACAGTCATAGTGCGGAATGCCGGGCGACGAGCGCAGGCTGTGGATGAAGTTGTCCTCGTAGACCTGCTGCACCAAGCCATCGCCGCCATAGATGCTGTAGCCAACGATCCCGTCTTGGCCGCGATAGATGTTGCAACGGCGTATGGCCAGCGGCGCACCGCCGATGCCCCCCGCAGTGCCATTCGCCCGGTAGCCCATGTTGATGTCGCAGTCCTCGATGATCGCACCGAGCTTGCCGACTTCGATGTTAATGCTCCAGTTGACGCGACAATAGAACTTGCACCGCCGCACGATGCAGTCGTGGTGACGAATCCAGACCCCGCCACCTTCAAAATCGCGGTCTTCAATGATCTGCCCGTCAGCCGTCGTGGTAATGCTGACGCTGGGCGTCAGCACAGTCCCCGGCGGAATGCCGGTGTTGTCGAGGTTCGGGTATCCTTCCGGTATCTCCCATTTGAGAACGATCGGCGGATCGGGTGGAATGGTCACGGGGCTGCCGCGAAACACGACATCAATCCAGTAGTTGTTGGCGTCGATCTGGTCGTCAGGGCAGGCGAACGCGCCGTATTTGAACCAGCCATTGCGCCTGTAGATGTCGTGCGGGGCCCACGGCGCACCGCTATTGGGGTAAGCCCAGACCAAGCCGTTTTCGGAATAGAAGGTGACGTCGCCGTCGGCGAAGTAATACCGTGTGCGACCGATGTAGAGATTAACATCGACAGACGGCACCCAGAGGGTGGCAAAATAGGATTCCGCCGTCGAAACGCGGATCGGCGTGTCGAGGTCAACCTTCTTCCATCCCGTTCCGCTATGGCCGGTGAAGTCCTGAGCGACAAGGAGCGTCCGGGGCGTCACACTCTCACGCGCAATCCACAGCGCAACGGTTCCGTTTGACGGTGCGTCGGCGTAGTAGCGCCAGTAGCAGATACTCAGGATTTCACCGGCGACGAGGGTCGCGAACTGCACGCCAAGATTAATGCCGACGAAATCCGTATCCATAAGACCCGCCGGCGATGACGAGCCGGTACCCGGATACCAGATACTCTCCTCGATCTTCGGCAAGGCGGCACGAGACAATACGCTGCCGGGGATTGCCGGGATGAACATCAGATCGTCGCCCCCGAGAAGCCCCAGACGGCGCTCTCGCCGTCGCTGTTGGAGATGACCCTGAAGACCATCTCTTCGTACTGTTCGAGGATGCTTGTATGCTCGTTCTTGGTGAAGGGAACCTGCATGCTCGCGCCGCCAAGGGGAACCCAGTTGACCGGCCCGGTGCCGACCTGGCGCGCGCCGAAGGCCCATCCCGGCAGCCAGTCGTCGGGCAGGTAGATGACGGTTGCGATGGCGTTCATGCAGTGCACCCACGCGCCGCGCTGCTCGGCGCTGATGAATATTTCCTCGGCAGTCTCGATGACCGGCGCGCCCGCGAGCCACTCGGGCAGTGTCTGTTCGACGCTCGATCCGATGGCGGCAACCGGCGTGGTGTCGAGGTCGTCGCCGCCACCGCCACCGCCGCCATTGACCTGCACCCACTGGGCGCTGTCGGCATCGACGTACCACAGCCACAGGGCTCCGGTGTCGCTCTCCCACCACATGTCGCCGTCGCTGGGATCGACGGGCGGGGTGTCGGAAATACTGATCGAGGATCCGGACTCCGGCAGCATGATCGGCAGCAGGGCGCCGAACAGCGAGGCTGGGGATAGCGCGATATCGTCGCGAATGCCCGCCTCGGCCTCAGAGACCGTGGCGGTGGGCAGCGTGTGCGTATGGAACTGTACGATATTACACCTTCCCCGGCTTGGTTCTCCAGCCTCTATTCGATGGATCGTTCAGCCAGTTGGAGATCCACTTCTTGTCCCGCTGCTGGTTGGCTTCCTCGAAGCCGGAGTCGTGCAGGATGTTGTGCGGGATCGAGGCGACCCTGTGCCAGTCGCCTTTCCAGCCGGTCTGGGCAACGTTGTAGTCGGCTGCGTTCTGCTCCAGCGTCTTTGCGACCTCGAAATCGATCCGGAAGTGCGTCATTCCATCCTGGTCGAGGCGCCAAATGGTACGGCCCATTTCCGGGTCGTGTTCATATAACACCCAGTCGCCGTCGCGGATTTCCATCAGGCGTTACCCATCGTTGTTCGCAGCGGGTCGGCGCGCTCGGCCTTCCTTTCGGACAGCAGATGCAGGGCGCTTGCCATATCGAGGTACAGCACGGCGCCGGCCTTGAAGCGGGACTCCGGAATGATTTCGACGCCGACCTTATCAACCTGCGGCGGCGGCACGATCGCCAGTTCGCTGGGAACCTGCGGATTGTCCACCACCTCCTGCGCCGACGGCCAGTAATCGTGCGTCAGCTTGATGACCACCAGCTGCTCCTTCGGTCGCGGCGTCAGGCCCTGCCTGGCGTTCAGACGGCTTTCCATTTCGGCCGCCACCAGGCGGCGCTGGTGGGCGATGTTGGCCGCATCGACCTCCTCGTCGGTCATGGAGAGGGCGCGGCGCTTCAGGAAGTCGGCGATTTCCGAGTCAGTTGGCTCACGGGGGTCGATGTTCGGCGGCGAGCCGACCTGCGGCTCTGTGATTAAATCTTTCGGCTTGTAGGGGGCTGCCATTGAAGAAACTCCTTCTCGCGGGGTGGTTGCGAGGATGTGGGTGCCGAACACGGTCCTTGGGAGGAGGTCATTCGGCACCCGCCCACCCCGCAGGCGGGCATCGAGCAGGTAAGTAGGGCCTACCTGCCTGATCTTGTCGTGGTGGCCGTGGCGGGCGCTTCGCCCACCTTGACGGCGGGATCCTCGGTTTTCGGTGGATCGCTGCGCTCGGCACGGCGCTCGTCCAGAAGCTTAATGGCTTCGTTCGGCGGCAGGTTCATCTCCTCGCCATGCGCGTGCAACACGCCCGAGCCATCGCGCCAGTCCATCAGAAGCTTGACCTTGGTCAGCTTCTCCGGCTCGCCCTTGACCACAGAACGAGGCGAACTCGTCGTTGTGGTCTTGGTTTCAATCGTATCCTCGACCACACCAATTCCATGCCGGGCAATGTCGCGGGTGGAGAAGGGGTCATACTCCTCCGCCTTTTTCTGAAGATCGCGCAGCGCCTTGTGCGCTTCGTTGGGATCGCGCGGATAGGGCGCCGCATCCTTGCCGGCAGAGGCTTCCCGCTCGGCGATTTCCTGTGAGGTCAGTTCGCGAACTGCCCCAACCGTGACTGTCGTTGTGTCTTTGGCCATAGCCATATCTCCTGAAAGGGTTGCTTGTTATGTGGATGCGGTCAGGCCGAAAACGTCGGCGATAATGCCGTGCGCCGCCTCGTTGTCCACCTTCAGGCAGCCCTCGCCGATGATGACGGTCTTCACGGCATCGCCCGTCTTGGCCACATCCGGCACCTTGTGGATCTTGCGCAGCCACTCCCAGGACATCATGTCCGGATCGATGAAGAAGACCCGCCGCGCCGCCTCGGCAGAAACCGCCATGACGCGGTTCGGCTTGACCGTGACCGTGCCATACGGCCCTTCATAGATGTCGGCATTGGCAATCAGCGTCTTCTGGCCTGACTTGTCGGCATTGTAGCGGAAGGCCGCGACCGCCGGATCAGACATGAACGACACGAACACGCTCTTGTTGTAGGGCGACAGGACGACGCTGCGCACGTCGGCGCCCGCCGAATAGGCAGAGCCCATGATGCTATCCATCAGGGCCTTGGTGAACGCCCGCTGGTTCGGCGGGCCGGCCGTGGACTTCGTCTCCGCAACGGTAAAGCCGGTGCCCTGGCTGAAGCCGCCATTGACGCCGCCGGTAAACCGGCTGGTGTTGGTCGTCAGCCACGACGGCAAACCACCCGAAACGCGAGCGGCGCCGCTCAACGAGGCAACGTTGCTGATGATCGAGAACTCGACATCCTTGCGGATTTCGATCCCCTTCTTGACGATGTTGCGCTTGGTTTTTTCGGCGTCGCCGGCGTTCTTGATGGCTTCCTGGGTCTCGGAGACAATGAAGTCCTTGCGGAAAATCTGGGTGTAATTGCCGACCCGGACGACCGGTGTGACGGCGCCGAATGTAAATTCGTCACCTTCCGTCTGCACATTGGCGCCGGGGGCGGTCAGCGTGTCGATGGCCCACTCGGGGTGCGTAGAGTCGACCGACCCCTTGCCGATCATCGAGTAAATGGGGGTATCCTCGGGTGTGATCCACTTGACCACATTGTCGAGGCTTTCCCGGTTAACCTTCGCAGATGTTGAGATAAACGTATTGCCTAACGCGGGCATGAGCCTCGCTCCTTCGATTGGAGGTCATCGAAGGGTCAATCAGGCGTGCATCAGGTCAAATATCGATATTGACCAGCAGTGCATCCTTGAGCGACCCCGACTTCTGCAATCGGGCCACGCGTTCCTTCTGCCGTCTGAATTTCTGCTCCGAGGGCTTTTGCGCGCGCCGCTCCAGGCTTTTGGTTGGCGGCACGTTCTGGACCTTCTTCGAAGCGTTCTTCGCCCTCGATTCCGACTCAAGCCCCTTGAAGG